AGATGACATCATATATGCTGTGAATCTTGCTACACCATATAATGTAAAATCACCACTTGTTTCTATAAATTCTTTTCTTGACATATTATTTACCCCACTTTCCATTTTTTACGATTGTTGCCATGATTCCATAGTTGGATACATCAAGAAATGCATCTTCTAATGGTTCACCTTTTACGGCATTTGTTCTATCACCCATTAAAAGAGTTTTAACTCTCTGTAATTTATCATTCATTCTAAACCACAACCCCGTTAGTGATAATTTCACTTCTTCGGGTGTTTGTAGTTGTGTTCCAACTGAAATATTACCTGGACCATAATCGTGTTGTTTGTGTAAGAACAATTCATATTGTTCTCGTTGTAATCTACGAAATTCTGATGTCATTTGTGGCCACTCTTGTTCCATCTGTTGGATAAGAGTTTTATCTGAACCTGTACTACTTTGACTCTTATTTAGTCCATCATTTCCATATATTACTTTTTTCTTACTATCTTTTATAAACGTAGTCATTTTTTAACTCCCTTTTTTCTATACAATTTCATCTACAATACCATAATCTAAACATTCTTCCGAAGTCAAATATGTGTCTTGGTGGGAAATATCTTCCCAAAATTTTTGTGTTTTTTTCGTAACCCCACCTAAAATACGATTTATATTTATTTGTAATTTTTTCATGTGGTCGGCTCCTTTTATCACATCTGAAGTTTTACCAACCTCGAACGCTGAACCCTCATGAACCATAACCGTTGAATTTTCTGTCATTGTTCTTTTACCAGTTCCACATGCTAATATTACAGCGGCTGCAGACATACAGGCACCAATACAATGAGTATTTACTTTTATTGGTAATGAATTAAAGTAGTCAATAGTTCCTAACATAGCGTAAACATCACCACCATAAGACGAAATAATTAAATTTACATCTTTCTTTCCCTTAGTATATTGGATAAAATTATCGAATCTTGACATAACTGAATATAACTGGTCTGTATCTATCTCGTAAGTTAAATACATAGTATTTGTACCTAAATTAATACCCCATTCTAACTGTTTAAATAACATTTGTGTTTCTGTATCCAATCCTGGCATATCTGCATAATGCACTTTCAATAACCTTTCCAGATCACGTTGTTCTCCCATATTATCTCCTATTTTTTAAAAACGAATATTGGTTCAAATTTATAACCATTTCCCATAACAGCCGAAAGTGTTAATTGTAATGTATCTTCATGTACAAATCCAACTTCTTTTGAAATCTTTACTGTTTGTTCTTCTATAAATTTATACTTTGGTGTATTTGCGATATTATATAACATATAACCACCTTTTTTTAATCCATAATAACAATTTTCTATTGTCTTTCTTAAAAAACCATTTATCCACTCATCTTGAGTAGGATACTTTATATAACTTTGTGTGGGCTCATCGGAATACTTTTCCGTGTCGAAATAAGGTGGTGAAGTAAAACATAAATCAAGAGATGACTTGTTCGGAAGGTATTCTTCACTCCCTTGTTTATATATATCAACTTTTTTTGGAATATACGAAAAATCTTTTTTCATTTTTAATAAACCCTTATAAGTTCTCGTAGATGGTTCAGTTCCTATGTAATGTTTAGTATTAGATGATGCAAGAAACCCTAATAACCTCCCGCCCCATCCTGCTGACATATCCCATATTACTCCATCACCACCATATTTTTCATAAACTAATTTAGCTGCTGTTGGTCTAAAATTAGATACTGATTGAGTTCCGGTATATATTTTAAGTGATTGTCTAAGTCTATTTTCATGAAACTTATGTGGTGCATAATCAGGATCATCACTGCCCCAATGTTTTAATTCCCATGTCCAACACTTTCTAATAGTAGATTTGAACCCCTTATCATCATTAAAAGTTTCCATCGGAGATTTCATAGAATTGCCACATTTAATTTCCCAAAAAAATGGAAAATATGACCATGCTAATCGAAGAGCATGCATCGTTTGTATAATCTGTTTTCCATCAAGTATATTCGAAACATCAAACTTTTGCAGTTTTTTCATGTGTTTGTGTTTCTCATCTTCGCGAATTTTATAATGTGGAAAACCATGTCTGCGATAATATTTAAATATGACTTCTACACCATATTCAATATCTACGGTATCTATATTATTTACAACCCTATCAAATTCTAAATCATCTTTATCATAATCTACAAATTTACCAAGAGTTTCATAATCAACCCTACTCATATTTTTATGGAAGATTTAACTTCTTGATTTTATTTTTTTCTATTCCATATTTCTGGAGAATAGATTTTAGATTTGCTTTACCTTGTTCGGTCGCATAGAATACATCCAAGTATTCCTTGGCCTCTGAAAGACTCAACTCGTAATGTTTTGCAATTATTTCTACTACCCAGTTTTCATATTTCATACTCTTTTTTCCTTTAACATATTTTAACCACTCCTTCTTCTTTGGAAGGACATTAATGTATAACTTATATAAATCTTTTGGTTTAAAATTATATCTCTGAAATTCATTTACTACATCAACATATTCCATTTTCATAGATAGAAATCTATGTATCATATAATTGGACCACTGCTTCTTCTCTGTTTCGTTTAGAGAATCCCAATAACCTTTTGTCTGTTTTTGTGTAATGTGTGTAACGTGGTCGAATAAACCTTTATTCTTCATAACTATAAATATTAAAATAATTACCAAACATTGTACTTTTATTTTCTCTTTCATTACAATATTTAATTAATTCTTCACAGGCTTGTTTATCTAAAAAATTATCTTTTATAACAAACCAACGAAACATTTTATTTGTAATCATAATTAATAACCACCTGTCAATGCAGTTCTCTTCAAATTTATTTTATATTTATCAACGTTCATAGAATCAAAATATATATCACTAACAACTTTATTATTTTTAGAATAATCTTTATCAAAATTACCTTTTATTTCAAATGATTCATCTAATTTTAACTCATTCACTCCTTTAATATTTAGATACTTTCTATCCTGTTTACTTATATTAATTTTCAAATTTATTTTTAAAACAAAATCTGAATTTGACTTAGTTTTAAAATAAACATGAGTAAAAAATAAGATATCCTTCAAATTATATGTTTGTAAATTATCATTTATATCAAATTCTAAAAATATATTCTTCTTTAAATTATGTAATAACCAAACAAATGCTTTTATATTTTCAATTAATGAATTTATCAAAATCTCCTCAAATTTTACTCCTTTATCTGATAATAAAAATGAGTTTTTAAAAATATAATTATTTAAAACTTTAAGTCTATCACCACCATCACTAAAATTGATTACATTTTTTGATTTTTCTGTAACTGGAAACCGTCCCCTTTGATTAATTTTAAAAATATCCAAAAACAAATCTGTTAAATGGGCTCTCAAATGTCTACTAAAAATATTATTTTTATAATCATTACTTATCCAATTTTTAAGTAAACTTTCATTTTTTGAAATATCAAAAACATCTCTATATAAATCAAGTGGTGTACCATCTAAAACATCTGTACCTTTTATCAAATTAATTCTACCACATTCTTCCCCATATTTAAAACAATCTTTAACATCATATAAAAATTTTAAACCTACTAAAAAATCCATAGAAGTTTCTTTTGGATATCCGGGCATCCAATTTGCATCAAATAAAATTTTATTCTGTGCACAAGATTTCAAAAAGTTTCTAATAACAATAGGAGTTTGGTTCTTTTCCATTAGTGCTAAAGTTTTTGGAACACCATTTTCAACCCCAATGTTCATATAGGATAATCCAGATTTTTTTGCTTTTTTTATAAATTTTTTATTCATTTTTTTATGGGTTCTAAAATATCCTCCCCATTTTATTTTTGGTATTTTTTTCTCATCAATGTTTTTATTTAAAATATCTACAAAATTTTCAAATAAACTTATTGAACCATTTATCAATGAATCTGTAAACCAGAAGTTTTCAACTCCATATTCTTTATTTAATTTTATTATGTCTTCAACTATCTTTTCAGGATTTTTATATCTATATAACCTAGTCTCACTACAAAAAGTACACTTAAAAGTACATCCCCTTGAACCTTGAATCGGTAATATTAAGTTTGAACCAAATTTCGATAATGTATGTTTATCTTCTTTTCTTATTTCAGTATACCCCTTAAAAACTTCTTCACTCCAAGTTGGTGTACTTAAATCATTTAAATTTATTTGTTGTAAATTTCCACTATAAACTGGGGTTCTACCACTTCTACCCTTATTTAAAGCTGATGCAAATGATGGTCTTAACTTATCCCACTTCCAAATTCCACTTGTATTATCATAATTTCCATTTTCTACTAAATCTGTTGCCAAATCTACAATAGTTTTCTCTCCTTCATTTGTTCCACATCCAATATCAACAAATTCTCTATATTTATTTTTTTCTACCAAACCACCATTTTCACCATACCAACAAAATGGACCACCATACCATATGTGTATATTAGGATTAATTTGTCTTAAATATCTAGCAAGATAATCAGTAGTCATTATATTTGATGTATAGGTTGTAAAACTGACCGCATCATAATTAGAAATTTCATGTATTATTTCAAGCCAATAATCTTTAAAAACTGGAATAATATTATTCCAAAAAAATTGTTGTGTACTCCAAACTTCATCATCTATCCATTTTTTAAAATACTCTTTATGTTTCTTTTTTAAATATAACGAACTCATCATGTTAATATCATATTGAGTTGGATTAAAACCCGATTCAGTTAATGCTGTATTTAAACTACCTAACGCAAATGAAGGTGTTACTGTAGACCATTGTGGACAAATACATAATACTATTTTTAAATCTTTCTTTTTCATTATACAAATGTATCCCCCACTGCCCAACACACACAAGAATATCTAGATCCCTTTGTAACTGGATTAACTTGATGACCACCAAAAGATGGATGTATAACCAATTTACCAACTTCAGGTTCAATTATTGTACCATCAAAAAATTGAAATTCTCCACCTTCATAATCATCATTTAAAAAAACAATTAAAGTTAATTTTACTGTACTATACTCATCAATGGGATGAAAATCAGAATGTGATGTGTACCAATCTCCTACATCATATCTATGACCACCATATCTATTTTTAAATATACCCTGTATATTAAATTTATATGTAAACTGATTTGAGATTTTAATAACATTCCAAAATTTATTTAAATACTTTTGATCTATAAAATAAGCTATATTCAAATTACAAACATCTAAAGGCATTGAATCTTTACTGCTAAGTTTATCTAAATCAGATCCATAATGGCCTTCTTTTCTACGGGAATCTTTATCAATTTTCTTTTTAATTAATTTACATTCTTCTTCTGTAAAGAAATTTTTTCTTTCTAAATACCACCTAAAAGATAGATTAGTTTTTAAATTATTTATATCAATTGATTTATACAAAAGTATCTCCTGAAATGAATTCTTGTAATGAATATCTAACCCCCTTAGTTACTGGAGTAACTCTATGAAAAAATATTGGTAAAAATACAATTAATGTTCCTTTTTCTTTTACCATTTCATAAAATTCTAATGTCTTTGGATCTTGGATTGCTAGTTGAATTGAACCACCTTCATATTCACTCGGATCTGATAATTGTAGTATTGTAACTAACTTTCTTGTCGAAGATATACCCGAATTAAAATCTGAATGCCATGTGTAAAAATCTCCTGGTGTATATTCAATTAACTTAATATTGTTTTCAACTTCTTGTATATTTAAATTCCAAGATAATTGATTACAAACTTTTGCAGCAATATAAAGTTTCTGTTGTAAATCACTATAATCTCCTACAACATAATCTCTCATATCCTTGTGTAAATACCACTCCGAAACATGCCTAAATTCAGGTACGTGATCTTCACCATGATGTGGTTCAAGATAACCAAACTCTTTCTTTTCAGTAGATTTAATTTTATCTACTAGCTCATCACATTCATCACTTGTGAAAAAATTTGGTTTACTAATATACCACTGCCAATTATTATTCTGTTTCAATTATACTTTCCTTTAAATAATCTGCAAATTTTTCATGACTAATTTTATTTGGATGACCATTTTCACAAAATCCATCATTTAATGATTTCTTAATACCGTTCTTAATAATAAAATCTGCAAATGTAAGTTTTGTAAATACATTTTTATTTAATTCTTTTCTTATGTTAAATAATTTTTTATGTGATATACCAAAAGAAAAAAATAATCTATATTCAAGATTCAATGATTTTAAATAATTTTCAAATAATACAATATCAAAATAATCCCATTCAAATTTTGATCTTGTATTTGCCGTAAATCCAACAATAAAAAAAGTATCTTTAAGTTTTCTTTTATTTTTTGAAATCCACCTTAAAGTTTTAAGAATTATTTCCTCATTGCTAATAGCGGATTTAGATTGATTAATTTCTTTTAAATTTAAATCTTTTGATAGTTTATATGAAAAACGTTCTTTTCTTCTATTATCTAATTCATCACCATCACACCAACTACATCCGTTTATGTACAAATTTTTTTTATTTAAATGTATTTCCATGAGCCCAAGTTAATAATGAATACCTAACTCCTAATTTTACTGGTCTTATTCGGTGTATTAACATCGAATTAAAAATTATAATAGTACCTTTTTTTCTTGTACCTTTTAAAAAAGTATTATTTTCTTTTATAGTAAGTCCAAATTCCAAATCCCCACCTTCGTATTCATTACTATCTGACAATTGAACAATAATACTCAATTTACGGATAGATTCTTCTCCTTGTCCAAAATCAGGATGCCAATCATACTTATCATCAACTTTATATTTTAAAACCTTAATTGGCTCTAATTGAGAATTTAAATCATAGTTAAAAGTTTTTTGATTCGCAACTTTTACTATAAATTCAATTTTATCCTTTAACCAATTCTCATTGTAATCATATTCTAAAGCTTTTCTATATTCTCTAACTTCTGAAAACGTATCTTTTTTATCATATCCAGAAACAAGTTTAGCTTCTTTTTCATTAATAAGATGTTCTTTTATTTCAGATATTTCAGAATTATTAAGAAAATCAGGCTGTTCTACAAACCACTTAAAAGTATCATTTCGTTTCATATAACCATTATTTTTTTATATTTAAAAATTATTTAGGTGGTAAATTATGTACTAATATTTCACTCTGAAAATATGTATCAATATCTTCAACATTTAAAGAATAAAAGGTTTCTGATTCTAAAACTTCTAATATACTTGTAATTTCTACTTCATTACCATCTTTATCTAAAAGATAATTACCTACTTCTATATCCAAACTAAAACTCCAAGTATCATCCTTTTTTACAAAATGATGGGAAATATAAGTATATTTTATACTATTATTTGCTAACCAATAACTTGGTACTTCTTCTGAATAAATATCAATCACAACTGAACCACTTGCAAATGAACCACTTAAATCAGTAGTAGAATATAATGCATATGGATTTCCACTTGATTCATCTGGTAATCCAATTGGTTGATAAGATTTTACAACATCACCAACATCAACGTCTTGAATTTGTTTGGTAGACTCATCATACATTGTTATTAAACTACCACTAGCAGTAGTGTATCCTATCTCACTACCTCTACCCCAACTCCAAATTTCTGAATCAAGACTGCTCTTTGTTAGTTTTGTTTTGTGCGTTATATATGTATCTTTTAATAAAATATTTTTTTCTGGTGTCATTAAATATATCTGTTTTCCGGCGGACATATAACTTTTTCCGTTATAATAACTACCACTTCCTATTATAAATTTTTCTACAATATTACCCAAATGATAAGAACCAGTAGAAACAAAATTATAAAATCCTATTTTATTGTTAAAGGTTAATGAATTATCCTGTTGAGAATCCTTCACCACATAATCTGGAAAATTAGTATTTGTAGTATAAGAACTACTATCAAATAATGATATCAAGGAAGATGAAACGGGAGAAGCTGATAGAATATCTCTAAATGCAAGTTTATCAAAAGAACCGCTTGTTAATGTATATAATGAATCAGTAGCCCAATAAAGTCCTCCTAAAAATAAATGAAAAGTATCCGAAGACTCTTCTACTCCTACTTGTTCAAAATAAGAACTTGTATAATCAGGATTTGGACTTGTAGTAGACCGAAACTCAGAAAAACTACAGGAAATATTAGAATTAGCAAAACTACTACTTAATAAATTTTTATTTATATCTGATGGAGTTACATCATACGTAGAATAAACTTCAGCATTAGTAAAACTTTGTGACCTGGCATATTCAGCAATTCTATCAAATTTTGAAACACTGTCTGAAAGATTTCCACCAATATCTATATTAACATTCATTTCATAAAGTTTGGTTTCATTCGAACCAGATTCTATAACATAATCAATACCTGCAACAATACCTGCACAACTAAATTCAGGCCATCCCCCAGCACTTCCAGTTACATAATTTAAATAACTTGTAATTATATTCTCTACTGACACAATTTTCTCCTATATATATTAATAAATATCGTTTATATCAAAATTTGATGCCCAAACATTTACTTTTGGAAATGATACATTTAACCCTACTCTTGGAATTGATATATTTAAAAAAGAACATAAAACTTCCCAACCTTCTCCATCACATATATTCATCACCAATAAATCATCTTTTCTATCCCTAAAATATTCTTTTATTTTTTCGTATTTTGAATATTTCCATTCTAAATGTTCCTTAATTAAATTGTCTCTATCTATTACCCACCTTTCATCTACCAAAGCTCTATCAGGTTCAATCCATTCTTCCCAATCTTTATTTAATGCTGGAGAACTCCAATACTCCAAACTTCTAATCCAACTCTCATCATCTCTTTCCAAAAGAATAAATTTACTACCAGGATATTTTTTATCTAATATTTGAACATCTATTGATTGCCAAGGAACATCTTGAAACGCATCATATTTATCTATTACGTTAAATAACATATTATAATCTCTTTCTTTATTAAATTTATTATTTAAAACATGATTACACCCTCGGTGGTTAAATCCTAAAATTTCATAAGCCCTTCCAAGGGAAGTTGTGCCAGTTCTCATTACCCCAACTTCAAAAATTTTCATCTTAAATACTCCGACATTCTATTATCCTTTCACTACAAGTTTTACATTTATTACACGGCTTACCATTTATTGGATACCAACAGGTCCAAGTATAATATAACAAATCATCAAACCCAAGTTTTTTTGCTTCTTCTAACATTTCCTTTTTATTAGTGGTTCTCAATGGTTGATTAAGTCCACTAAATATTTTTAAATCTTTATATTTAAATGATAATTTATCCACTTTCATTCTACCACCTTCTATTGAATCATCAAATACTTCATAAAACTCACCATTTATATGATCATTTGCCCAAAGTATTTCTAAACCAAATTGATTCTGGAATCTTGCAATCAAATCTGTATAAACTGGTAGCCAACCTTTACTTACAACTGTATCTGGTATCCACTCATTATATTTTTTTACTACACTACTTATTTTTTCATATTCTCTTATTGGTTCATCAATAACTATTGTACTGAATAATAACTCTTTAGAATTTGGTATTCTATCATATATTTTATTTCGTAACCATTCCATTCTTTCTAATTCTATTTCAGTTGATTTTCTTGGATAAATATCACCTCTTTGTTTTACAAGTGGATTTGCATGATAACCACCATGATTTACTCTATCATCTATATAAATAGGTTGAACTGTTTTACCTTCCAATAAAAACTTGTAAACTAAAAATGTAGAATCATAACCACCTGTCCAAAATGTATAATGTATCTTTGGGGTCCATCCAAGTTCTTGACCTATTTTCTGAATAGGTTTGTTCCAATTCTCTACTTCCATCCAAACCTTTTTAATGTTCTGTTTTTTACATTCGTTCAACCTTGAATATACTAATTGTTTACCATATCCCCTATCTCTATAATCCTTATGAACATACAAATTACAAAATTGTTTATTCGGTGTATCAAACCACGACCAACCAATATATTTATTATCTTTTTCTATAACATAAAACCACCAACCATCTTTCAACCGTTTTTCTGAATCTTCAACTGACCACATTTGTTGCCAGTCTAATTCACTCTGAAATATATCTATTCCATCTTTAAGTTTTTGTCGATTAATTTTTATAACTTGTGTTATTTCAGGTGTTACCTTAACTGGTTTATAGTCTGATAAATTATAAGTAAATTTAATCATTTATCAAACCCTTCATGTAATATTAAATTTTCTATATCACTACAAAAAACTATAACTCTTTTTTTCTTTACAGATACTATATCCTTATAATATTTTTTCCAATCACTATTTTTTATAAAATTTGTAAATAATATGTTGATGGCAGCAAATTTATCTATTTTACTATATTCGTCATAAGTATATCTTAAAATAAAAATATTATCGGGAACGTCAAATTCTGGAATTGGAGCTGGCCATTTACTTATAATATACTCATCATAATCAATCTCATTGGACTTTAATGTTTCTTTTAATTCATCTGTCCATTCTGGTGATGGGTTGTGTTCAAATGCTATATTTCTCAATCCCAATACAAAAGTAAAATTGCCCTTTTTTAAAAAATCAACCAACTCATCAAATTTAAAATTTTCACACTCTACTGCAGTCAAATCTATATTAGTATTTATTGCAGTTAAATAATACTCACCACCATCTTCTCTCCAATCAAATGCAACAAAAGTTCCACACCTATTATTAGATTCTGTTAAAAAGTCATTTGGTGTCCAATAATTTGCAATATCTAATGATATAGACTCTAACATTATCCCATTAAATCTGGTCGTGAGAGTGCATCTTCTTTTGGTTTATTTATTTCTTCGGTTAAACCACTACCTTCCAAAAACATCTTTGGAACTTTACCACAATTACCACAACTATACACTTGAACTGGAATCAATGCTTCTTGTCCTGTTGGTGATAAAATTGGTGAAATTCTCTTAATCACATGAGCTGTAATAAAAAGATAATTCCCACAATCATCACACTTTATAGTATCTGCTTTTGATAAATCAACCTTAACCTCTGTTTGTGGTAATTTTTGTCTAGCCATTTTCTATCTCCTTTAATGTAACTGTTGCAACACCGTGTTTTTGTACCACGTGTGTTGTACATTCTTGTGCAAATTCTATTGCACTTTCTATATTGTTTGTATCTAAATAACCGCGAACTAATCCTGCAATGAATGTATCTCCTGCTCCACTAACATCCTTTACAGGAACTTCTTTTACTAAAAAATCTTTTCCATTATATCTACACCCTTTACTACCTAATGTAATAATAAGCTTTTCTTTAAATCCTTTGTCCAATAATAATTCGTGATTCTTCTTGTATTCCAACTCATTTATCTTAATAAAATCTACATCCTTAATCCATTCACCAAGTTTCTTTTTGGTATCAATAAATACATTCTCGTTATTCTCACATATATGTTGAATATCTTCTTCTTCTAAAAATCCTTTACAATAATCTGAAATAATAATAGCATCATAATGGTCTTCTTTTTGTGAATCAAATCCAAATGGTGGTCGTTTAAATTTATTCTTTTTAAGGCCTTCTAATAAACCTTTATCAATTCGTTCACAATAATCGTGTTCATCTACTCTTAACACCATTTGACCTGAACGATTTTCTATATACCTTATCTTCGTAATAGTATTTTTATTTGTTACGGTATGAATGTGCATATCTAATGCTTCAACATTTTCTGCAACATTTTTTGCCATACCACCATTTGATTCTTCGTGTGTTGGTTTAAAAACTGGGACTGGTGCTTCTGGACTTATCCTTTCTATGTCTCCATAAATAAAAATATCTTTACAACTATCTCCAATTACTAATACATTCATTTTATAACTCCTAATAGTTCTATTACCATAGCCATAGCATTGATCTCTTTATCAACTACTTGACTATCACTTAATTCATATTTTCCTAATACCAAAATACATTCGGCAATATGTCCCTTTCCATAACTATCTACTTCATCATATAGTAATCTAAATAAATCTGCATAATCCTTAACTTGACTATCTGCCAATAACTGACGGGTGTTTTTGAATGCACTTTTTCTATCTTGTGTCTTTAATATTTCTAATAACTTTAACTTGTAATCATTCTCAATTATACTCTGTTTATCTATTACCAATTCACCGTGTACTGATTGTCGTTGTGCAGAATTGATAACTCGTCTTATATCTGGATATGCACTGTTTATTAAAAGTGCTATATCAGATAGTTCATATCCCACTTCTTCAGTTTCCAATATATTTGATAAATGAACTGCCACTTCCTTTTTAGATGGTGGTGTAGTTTGGAATGTCTGACACCGAGATTGTATCGGGTCAATTATTCTCTCTACGAAATTACAAGTTAAAACAAACCTACAATGTTTACTGAATGTTTCCATCAAGTTTCTTAATGCGGCTTGGGCGTTTGGTGTGATATAATCACATTCATCTAATATAATAATTTTATAATCGTTAAACCCCAATGTAGAAGCAAACATCTTTACTTTATTACGGACCGTATCCACATTATTTTCATCACTTGCATTAATATAGATATAATCACAATCAATATATTTCACAAGTATTTTTGCAAGAGTGGTTTTGCCTGTTCCTGCTTTTCCATATAAAAGTAGATGTGGTATATCTCCACTTTCAAGATAAAGAGATACTTTACTCTTTAAATGTTCGTTACCTAAATATGTGTCTAACGAAGTTGGTCTATATTTTTCTACCCATAGGGTATGTTCATTTTGCACTTTTT